CTTTTGAATCGGTTGAGAAATTCACCGAGGCAGTTAAGACTCTCCGTGAGTCGTATTTCCCCCAGGCAGCTGCTATTGCAGAAGCAACTGACGAAACTCCGGTAGAGAGCGAAGAGAATTCCCCAGCAATGGCGGCATATCTCCAAGCGATTTCTCGCTGGAAATGATAAATTATAAATAATCTGTATAGAAACTTACTTTTTTAATCGGAGTTACAAATGTTTAACGCATCACAACTCCAGGAAAAGTGGGCTCCTGTTCTTAACCATGGTGAGGCACCCTCCATCGGTGATAAGTACAAGCAGGCAGTTACCGCTGTTCTCCTGGAAAACCAAGAAAGAGCAATCCGTGAAGAGCGTGGCATCCTCAATGAGGTTGCTGTAAACTCTCTCGGCGCTGGCACTGTAGACCCTGCAGGTTCTGCACTTTCTTCCGCTAACACCACAGGTCTTGCTGGTTTCGATCCTATCCTAATCAGCCTCGTCCGTCGTGCTATGCCTAACCTAATGGCATATGACGTTTGTGGCGTTCAACCAATGAGCGGTCCTAACGGTCTTATCTTCGCAATGCGTTCCCGCTACGAGAACCAGTCTGGCGAAGAGGCACTCTTCAACGAGCCTGACACTGGATTCTCTGCTGGTTACGACGCTAACCAGGGCGACTACACCCCACGCACAGGCGCTGGCGTCGGTGGCGATTCCGAAGGTAACAACCCTGCTCTTCTCAACGATTCCCCTGCTGGCACCTATGAGGTTGCTCGTGGTATGGCTCGTGAAGATCTTGAGCGTATGGGCGAAGCAGGTCGTCTCTTCCGTGAGATGTCCTTCAGCATCGAGAAGACCTCGGTAACCGCTAAGTCCAGAGCACTCAAGGCAGAGTACACCTTGGAACTCGCTCAGGACCTCAAGGCAATCCACGGTCTTGATGCTGAGCAAGAGCTCGCTAACATCCTGTCTAGCGAAGTTCTCGCAGAAATCAACCGTGAGGTTGTTCGTACCGTTTACCGTGTTGCTAAGCCTGGTGCTCAGAACAACGTTGCAAACGCTGGCATCTTCGACCTCGACGTTGACTCCAACGGTCGCTGGTCTGTTGAGAAATTCAAGGGTCTTCTGTTCCAAATCGAGCGTGATGCTAACGCAATCGCACAAGACACTCGTAGAGGAAAGGGCAACTTCCTGATCTGCTCTGCAGACGTTGCTTCCGCACTCGCAATGGCAGGCGTCCTTGACTACAGCAGCGGTCTAACTGGTGCTGGTGGTCCTTCCATCGGTCAGGTTGATGACACTGGCAACCTCGCAGTTGGTACTATCAACGGTCGCATCAAGGTCTTCATCGATCCTTATTCTGCTAACGTTTCCGACAAGCACTACTACGTAATGGGTTATAAGGGTTCTTCGCCTTATGACGCAGGTCTCTTCTACTGCCCATACGTACCCCTCCAGATGCTACGTTCTATCGATCCTAGCACCTTCCAGCCTAAGATCGGCTTCAAGACCCGCTACGGCATGGTCTCCAACCCATTCGTTACCACGAACGGTCTGTACAACGGCACCCCAGACGGCGAGACTCTCACCGCAGGTTCCAACATGTACTACAGAAGAGTCCAGGTTACCAACCTCATGTGATTCTTCCCACATATTTCCAGAGGGTCTTCGGACCCTCTTTTTTTATGCTTCTAAATAACTATAGATGATTTTTTGTCATGCATTATGAACTACAAACCTTACAGTCCAGAATGGCATCGTTACAGATACCTTAAAGAAGCTATAGACACGTATCTAGAAGATGGTATTGATCCTACCTTCATCATGGATGATATTAGAGATGTATTACACGTTCGTTCAGAAGCAGCGTACAAAGAATTTCAAAGGATCAATCAATTAGAACACTATCTATCGGAAGAGTGATATGCTATCTACTCAATACAGACTACGACTGGAATTCATCTGTAAGAAGATTGCAAACAAGGAGGAAGTCAAACTAGAAGACATGATTTGGGCAGAGAAACTGTCTAAAGCAAACACTACTGCCCGTGAGTGGTTGAGGAAAGCACGTCGTCAGGCGGCACAAGACATCCAGGAGGGCAGCATGGATGATTTTATGAATAAGATGGGACTAGGTGACCCCGACCCATCTAATTACAAAACGGGGTTTGATGGTGCAGATGAAATTGTAGATTGGTTTAAACAAGATAAACCTGATGACTGGAGGCAACGTGACTGACGTAACTAAACTGAATATTGCTAAAAACTTGGTAGAAAAAATTGAAGAACTCTTGGATGCTAAAGCAGTGTATGTTACATGTTGTGACAGAACTACCGAGCACCAAAAGATTGTAATTGAATACAACCACGGAGCAAAATGACAGACAAAGACAAGTGGAACAGAGGACTAGATCTCTTTATAGAAAGTGTTCATAAACCAGATCCAAAGTTGAGAGGATGTGCTCACAACCAAGAGTGTTACCATGAACTAATGTGGGTTAGAGACAACGTTCTTGAGTATCTAGAGACTTTACGATACCGCTAAATAGTTAGTAGCTTGGGAAGCTGACATGTCCGCAGAATGGTATAAAGAGCAACTAGAAAACAGGAATCATCTTGCACCCGTAGGGTTTAAGTTGGATCTTGAGTTGTTCCCTGCTGTGGACTTCTTTTGCCAAACTGCTAATCTCCCCGACATCACAGTACCATCGACAGAGGTTCCCACGAGATTCCGTAGTTTCGATATCATTGCTGGTGGTGGTGTTTCGTACGGGGATTTTACAGTTTCTTTTATTATTGACGAGCAGTTAACTAATTACAAATCTATTCACGATTGGATCAGGGCAAACGGTGCTTCGGAAGAGCACATGCCTACGCTAGACCCGCAATACTCTGGTGGTCGCTTAATGATCCTCACCTCTCACTTCAATGTCAATCATATTATTGACTTTGAAAATCTATTCCCAGTATCATTGACGCAACTAGACTTCGATGCAACTGCTACAGATGTAGATTACATCACCGCCACAGTTACATTCAAGTTTACTAACTTTACCATACGTGATCAAAACTTTAAAGTATGAAATTTGAAACCCTTGTTAAAACTTTTGAGCACATCAAAGAAGAGTGGTCAAAAGATACTGAAATTGACTTTGAATTCAAAAACAAATCTTACTCAGAAGATCTAGCAAAGTTGTCTCTGGAGATTCCTTTCCAACACAACAAGTATCTTAATTACTACACAGATCTCACAAAAATTAAAACCTCTCTAGAATTTGAAGTACGCAAGTTAGTTAGAGAGAAAAGAGAATACTACAGTGGCGAAGCGGAAGCAAAGGTGTATGCCGAGAAACCCTTTGGATCGTCTATCAAAACTGCAGAGAAAATGAAAGTCTACATGGAATCAGATGAAGACATTATCAACATAGAAGGCAAGATTAAGTACATCGATCAAATCTTGTATTATCTCGATCAAGTTCTGAGGATGATTGCTCAGCGTAATTATCATGTAAAGAATGCGATTGAATGGGAAAAATTTATTAATGGTGACAAGTAATGTCGAGACTGGTAATCCGTAAAAAGAATGAGGTCTATTTTCAGATCCAAGCAGAACCTCATGTGCATCGTGAGTTGTCTGACTACTTCGCTTTTGAAGTTCCAGAAGCAAAGTTTCTAAAGAAGAATCCTAGATATCGTTATTGGGATGGTACGATTCATTTGTACTCCCCTGGTACTGGAGAACTGTACGGTGGTCTTCTACCACACTTGAAAGAATGGTGTAAAGAAAGACAGTATGCTCTTCAATATGTTAAGAACGATTGGTATGGTGATGTAGAAGATGACAACCAGTTCATCAACCCTGGTGGCGTAAAGGTTTTCATGGATAAAATTACTCAATACAAACCAAGGGATTACCAGTACGCTACAGTGTATAAAGCACTGAAGAATAACCGTGGTCTGTTCTTGTCTCCTACAGGATCTGGTAAGTCTTTAATGATTTACAGTCTTGTTCGTTACTATGTGGCAACCAATAAAAAAATCCTTATCATTGTTCCTACCACATCGTTGGTAGAGCAAATGACTAAGGACTTCCAAGACTATGGTTGGTATACTGATGACCACGTACATACAATCTATTCTGGTAAAGATAAGTCTACTGACAAACCTGTAATTATTTCTACATGGCAATCTATTTACAAGTTTCCTAAGCGTTATTTTGATGACATTGATTGTGTCATTGGTGATGAAGCACACCTGTTTAAGTCTAAAAGTCTCACGGGTATCATGACCAAGTTACATAACGCCAAATATCGTTTTGGATTCACAGGGACCCTAGATGGTAGCAAGACTCATAAGTGGGTCCTAGAGGGTCTCTTCGGTGCCTGTGAGAGCGTTACTAAGACGGATACCCTAATCAAACAGGGACACCTATCCAATTTCAGAATCAAGATCCTTGTCTGCAAGCATGACCCTCAGTATTTTGAGGACTATCATTCTGAGATGGAGTACATTGTAACTCACCAAAAGAGAAACAATCTTATTAAAAATCTAGTATGTGATCTAGAAGGAAATACTCTTGTGCTTTTCAATTATGTGGAGAAGCACGGGGAACCACTATATGATCTCATAAATACAGTTGTAGGAGCAGACAGAGAAGTATTCTTTGTCCATGGTTCTACTGATACTGAAGACCGAGAAGAAGTACGCACCATCACAGAGGAGCAGGATAACGCAATCATTATTGCTTCTTATGGTACGTTCTCCACAGGCATCAATATTAAGAGTCTTCACAACATTATCTTTGCATCACCTTCAAAGTCCAGAGTAAGAAACCTACAATCTATCGGTAGGGTGCTGAGAAAGAAAGAGGGTAAAGAACTTGCTACTCTCTACGACATTGCTGATGACATTACCATAGGTAATCGTCAGAACTATACATTAAACCATTTAGTTGAAAGAATCAAAATCTATGAGGAAGAGAACTTCAAATATGAAACAATAAAAGTAGACCTAAAATGACATGGAAGAATTAAAAGAGTTTTACTCTACAATCAAGTTAGCATCTGGTGAAGAAATTATCGCTAAGGTATGTACTTTACCAGATGAAGATTCCATCTTGATAGATCATCCTAGAATTGTAGAGACTGTTAAAGGAAGAAATCAACAAGAAGCATTTATACTAAAGGACTGGATCAAATCTAGTTATGATGAAATGTATGTTATCAAGATGGATCAAGTAATTACTATGAGTGAACTTGATAAAAAAATTGAAGTATTTTATCTGAAGAATCTTAATAAGGAAGCGTTTATTGATCCAGATACAACCAACGTCAAACCAAAACAATTCAGTAACAGAATGGGTTACTTAGGGTCTGTTAAAGAAACTAAGAAGTATCTAGAAGATCTATTTAATAAAAGCTAGTATTGGTGTTTAACCCTGACAGAGTTATTCTACTGAGGTTCTGAGGATTTGTCAACCCTCTTGACTTTGAGTCAACAATACGCTATAATGTATGTGTGATTAGAAACAAACCAATGCCCCATGCCAAGGACAAAGAACAAAGAGTATTACGTTAATAACAAAGAGTTTCTTGCAGCACTCATCGAGTACAAAACTCTGGTGAAGAAAGCGGAAGCGGATGGTACTCCTCGTCCTAAGGTTCCGAACTACATTGGGGAGTGCTTCTTGAAGATCGCTACACATCTATCATACAAACCAAATTTTGTCAACTACATGTTCCGTGAGGACATGATCTGTGACGGCATTGAAAACTGCCTCCAGTACATTGACAACTTCAATCCTGAGAAATCTCAAAACCCATTTGCGTATTTTACTCAGATTATCTGGTATGCTTTCTTGCGTAGGATCCAAAAGGAGAAGAAGCAACTGGAAATCAAGAACAAGATCCTAGAGAAGTCTGGTTACGATCAGGTCATGCATACCGACGACTATGGATCTGGTATGATGGGCATGAACTCCAGTTATGCTGACAACAACAGTATTAAAGAAAACATTGAAACCAAGATGCACCGATGAAAGACGAACCAATTACAGTAGAAGACTACAAACTAGTCTCAGATGAATTCTTCCAGAAGTACAATTTTGTAGTGGAACGAATGGGAGTAACTTCTAAAGCAGAAGATGTTCTTAAAGTCATGGAAGCACTTACTGGTGCTGTTATGAAAGATCGAGTCAAGAACAAAGTAGGACCTTTTGGATTTAATAAAAATGAGCAAAACGCAGACGGAAAAACGGAAAGCGAAACTGAGTGATTCTTTCGGTGGAACAATCGAACAAAACATTCCAGAGGATGTTGAATGGATTGATGATGTATTCTATATAAAGAAGACACGCTTCGGTCTGTTTACATCTATTCTGAAAGAACCACTTGGTCAACATTTCATTACGGGTGCTACAGAAGACGCAGTGCTACAAATGACACGCTGGCATCTCAAGTGCTTGCAAGATGGTAGTCTTGACGACTACACTAGAACTGTAAACAACGGTATTGTAGGAGGTAAATTGTGACGAAAGAAACTGAAAGTTATGATCAGTTACTGGATCGTTTTGCAAAAAGAAAAAAACAATTAACAGCAGAACTCGATGAACTGAGAGATGCTGCTGAGAAGTATGGTAAGATTGTTGATGATCTTGAAAGATTGGAAGGATCTATTCAAGCAATCGAGTATCTTAAATATGGAACATTACCAAATGACGGTAACCATGACGGCATGGCAAATCATCAACCAACATGACAGTTGCATTAATTACAGATCAACATCTAGATGGTCGTAAAGGCAGCATTCAGTTCTGGGAATTCTTCCAGAAATTCTATGACAATGTTTTCTTTCCCAGTCTAGAGAAGTACAAGATCAAAACAGTTATCGATCTTGGAGATACATTTGACAATCGAAAGACAATCGACTATAATGTTTGGTCACGTATTCGTAAGAACTACTTTGATCGTCTTTCTGAAATGGGAATCCAAGTACATATGATTGTGGGTAACCACTGTGTGTACTATAAGAACACTAACGAGATCAACTCACCAGAACTCCTCCTTGAGGATTATGACAACATCACTGTCTATACTGAACCTACTGAAGTTGAGATCGAAGGAGAAAAGATTCTCATGTTGCCGTGGATCAACACTGAGAACCATGACAAAACCATGGCGATGATTGATCAGACCAAAGCACACATTGCTATGGGTCACCTGGAACTCAATGGGTTTGAAGTTACCCCAGGTATGATCCATGAGGGTGGCATGGAACCAGATGTGTTCTTCAAGTTCCGTCAGGTTTTCTCTGGTCACTTCCACCACAAGTCAAGCATTGGTAACATCACATACTTGGGTAATCCCTACCAGATGTTCTGGAATGACTACAAGGAAGTTCGTGGGTTCCATATGTACGAACCCAAAAAGAACACTTTAGGATTTGTCAAAAATCCATATGAGATCTTTAAAAAAATCTACTACGATGATACCAAACCCATGGACATCGATGTTGATGCTTTTAAGAACACTTACGTTAAGTTGGTCGTTGAAGAGAAGACAGACTTTCATCAGTTTGATAAACTTGTAGATGACCTACATAATGCACCTGTCCTAGATCTGAAGATTATTGAGACGTTGGTTGAAGATGACACTAAAGATGTTGACATCAACCTTGAGGTTACTGACACACTCTCACTACTCAATGAATACATTGATGAGGTTGAGATGAAGGTGAGTAAAACCGAACTCAAATCTATCATGCGAACCCTATATATTGAAAGTTGCGAAACTGTCTAATGTTTATACTCACACTACAAGGAGATGACCAAGGCGTGTTCTCAATCATCAGTGATGAGGGCGAGCAGATCATTCCTATCTTTGAGTGTGAGGATGACGTAGAGCGTTATTACATGCAGATGTCTGAAGTTGCTGATCATCCTGAACTTCAGATCATTGAGGTGGACGAAGAAGTAATTGTCACTGCATGTGAGGATCGGGACCAAAAGTACGCTATTATTGGCGTGGATGATTTTCTAGTACCACCAAAGGACCTTGAAGACTAAATGATTACTTTTAAAAAAATTCGATGGAAAAACTTTTTGTCTACAGGCAATCAGTTTATCGAAGTTGATTTGACTAAAAACAAAACTAATCTGATTGTTGGAAAGAACGGTGCTGGTAAGTCTACCATCCTTGATGCTCTAACTTTCTCGTTGTTTGGTAAACCGTATCGCAAGATCAATAAACCTAAACTAGTTAATAGTATCAACGAGAAGGATTGTGTTGCTGAGACTGAGTTCTCTATTGGCAAGAATGATTACAAGATCGTTCGTGGTATCAAACCTGCAAAGTTTGAGATCTATTGCAATAATCAACTTTGGAATCAGGAGTCATCTGCTTTAGATCAACAGAAGCAGTTGGAGCAAAACATCCTCAAGATGAACTATAAATCTTTTACTCAGATTGTAGTTCTAGGATCTTCTAACTTCATTCCTTTCATGAGGTTGCCTTTGGCATCACGTAGGGAAATCATTGAAGACATTCTTGACATCCAAATCTTCTCTACGATGAATGTAAACCTCAAGGAGAAGGTCAAGTTTGTTACTGAAGAGATGAGGGACAGAGATTATCAGATTGATACTCTCGACCAAAAGATAGAAATGCAAAAGAGTTTTATCGATGATCTCCAAAAGAAGACCGAAGATTTGGTTGTATCTAAAGAGAACAAAATTACCGAATTGTCTGCCGAGCAAACGATTCAAAGCAATAACATCGAAGAGTTCACTAAGGAAATCAACCATCTCAGTAACGAAGTCTCCGCTTATGCTGGAGCAGCAGAAAAACTGAAGAAACTCAATACCTTTAAAGGTAAAATCCAACAGAAGTATTCTACTCACGAAAAGGAACATAAGTTCTTTACTGAGAATGAAAGTTGCCCTACATGCGGGCAGTCAATCGATGAGCATGTCAAGGACGATCGACTCTCTTCGATCATGAGTGCTATAAAAGAACTCAATAAAGGATTTGAAGAGATCGAAAGTGCTATCTCTCAGGAAGAGGAGAGAAACAAAACATTTACTGAATTGACCACCAGTATCAATGATTACAGCTCTAAGATTTCTTTTGCTAACACTACAATTAGCAGGATTCAGCGCCAGATTGATGAGACCCAGCAAGAAGTCCAATCTCTTACTCAAACCAAGGGAAAAGAAACAGAAGCGTATTCTAAACTTGAAGAATATGAGTCTGCACTATCGGATGCCAGGGAACAACTTGTCCACGTAAAACAGGAAAGAGAATGTTTACAGGCAGCAGGAATGCTTCTTAAAGACAACGGTATCAAGACTAGAATTATCAAGAGATACCTACCAGTGATGAACAAACTCATCAATGAGTATCTATCAAACATGGATTTCTACGTTAATTTTACGCTCAATGAAAACTTTGAAGAGACTATTAAATCTAGACACCGAGATGTTTTCTCTTACGAGTCTTTCAGCGAGGGAGAGAAATCTCGTATTGATATTGCTTTGTTGCTTACTTGGAGGGCTGTTGCTAAACTTAAGAGTTCTGTGGATACTAACCTACTTATTCTAGACGAGATCTTTGACGGATCTCTAGACACAGAGGGTTCATCCGATCTTGGTTGGATCCTCCGTAACTTTGATAAGAGCACTAACGTGTTCGTCATCAGTCACAAAGAGTCCATGGACGACAAGTTCCATGCGACCTGGAAGTGTGAGAAGGTTAAGAACTTCAGTGTCATGAAGGAGACAGTTAATGAACTGGGCGAGGAGGGGTAACACCCTCCTTTTTTATGGCTTATAATACTTTCAGTTCAAACGAAGAACATGCACGTCGATCATCAAGTCAAAGGCACTCTCGCCCGTCTGCTGGCAACCGAGAACCTTGTCATCGAGCACAAGAAAGTTTCCACAGCATCCTTTGACGTTGTGAATCGTGTCTTGTGTCTCCCTATCTGGGATGCCTCAGGCACTGTATACGACCTCCTGGTGGGTCATGAAGTGGGTCATGCTCTCTTCACCCCAGCAGAAGACTGGAGGCGTTCTACAGGCGTTCCTGTGCCTCCTGATTACGTCAACGTGATTGAGGATGCACGTATCGAGAAACTGATGAAACGTAAGTATGCTGGTCTTGCAAAGACTTTCTATAAGGGTTATCAGGAACTGAACGACGAAGACTTCTTCGGTATCGATGATGTCGATCTGGAAGATATGTCGTTCATTGATCGCCTTAACCTACACTTCAAGATCGGAACCCATGCTCGCATTCCTTTTCTTGATGAGTGGGAGGAGAGCATTGTTTCTGATGTCGATGCTGCTGAGACGTTTGCTGATGTTCTCTTCATTGCTGAGGAAATTGTCAAGCACCTGAAAGCAAAAGTAAAAGATCAAGAATCTATGCCTTCTGTTCAGAAAGAAGGAGAACTGCAGCAAGACGGTGAGGGTGGTGAGACCAAGGAGTGGCCCACCGAGAGTGATCCTGAGGAAGATCATCGTGCCGATCGTACTGCCGATGATGCAGATCTTGATACTCCCTCTTACGGCAAAGAAGGTGCAGGTCCTGATGAAGAGATTTCCGAAACTCAACGTGCTTTCGACGAGTCACTCGAAGAACTTGCCAAGATGGACAACTGGATCAGTGAAACTGAGTACGTTGAAGTTCCCAAGATCAATCTTGATCGGGTAGTTGTTCCTAATGGTGCTCTTCACGATCACATCAACAAGACCTACGACACTTTCTATGCAGATCGTGTTAAGCATTTTGGAGATCCTTTCGAGAAAGCAGATACCCGATACAATCA